AACTATATCGGCAGCAACTATTGGAAATGCAATTGGAGCATTTAGTGGTTCATCGCAAGTAGATGTAACAACTACTACAAATTATTCAGTAATAAGTGGACAATTTACAGGAGTTCAATCAGCAACAAGTTCTTTAAATACATCAGTAACAAATATTAATTCCTTTACTTCATCAGCTGGTGTTAGACTTACAAATTTAGAAACAACTTCTGCAAGTGTTAATACTTCTATAACCAATCTTAACTCATTCAGTTCTTCGCAAAATACTAAATCTTCAACTTTAGCAACCTTAACCGGTTCATATGATACGAGATTTACAACTTTAGGAACATATACAGGTTCTGTTGATGGTAGATTTACAACTTTAGGAACATATACAGGTTCTGTTGATGGTAGATTTACAACTTTAGCAACTACAACAGGTTCATTAAATACTTCAGTTTCTAATTTAAATTCACATACCGCATCTGCTTTAACTAGATTAAGTAATTTAGAAACTGAAACTTCTAATTTAGAATTGACGACTGCAAGTTTAAATACTTCGGTTAGTAATTTGAATTCTTATACAAGTTCTTTCCCAGCAGCAACCGTAAGTTTATCAAATAAAACATTGGTAACACCAACAATTGCAACGGTTGGTGGTGATGAAGGTGGCCAAATTGATTTCGGATTGGCAGCAACAGGTACAACTTTAACAGGAAGTGTAAGTTTTGATATATGGAGAGATAGATTTAGAATATTTGAGGGTGGTGGAACTAATAGAGGTGTATTCTTACAAATATCAAGCGCATCAGCGACGGTGGGTTCTGAATTAATTATCAATAATGGTACACAAACACTTACTAATAAAACTATAAGTGGTGCAAATAATACATTGAGTAGTATTGCAAATTCATCTCTTACAAATAGTTCAATTACAATTGCAGGAACATCAACCGCTTTGGGTGGAACTATTACTGCGGCTACAATATTACAAGGTACTGGAGTTGTTTCAGGTTCATCACAAGTGGATGTAACAGCAACTACAAATTATTCTGTTATTACAGGTCAATTTAGTGGCGTACAAAGTGCAACAAGTTCTTTAAATACTTCAGTAAGTAACTTAAACTCATTTAGTAGTTCGCAATTAGGTAAAGATGCTACTTTAGCAACTCTTACCGCTTCTTACGATGGTAGATTCAGTACATTGGGAACTTATACGGGTTCAGTAGAAGGAAGATTTACTACTTTAGCAACTTTGACAGGTTCAAATGCTACTAGATTATCTAATTTAGAAACTACAACTGCAAGTTTAATAATTGATACTAATAATTTAGAAACATTCACATCTTCATTTAATACTGCATTTGGATTAAGTGGTGCAAATGTTACGGTTAAAGGTAATTTGACTGTACAAGGTACAACTACTCAAATAGATTCCACAGTAGTTAATATAGCAGATAATATTATTCAATTAAATGGTACTGGTGCAACTAATGCCGGTTTAGTAGTTAGAGATGCAACAGCAGCAACTACAACTTCAGGTTCATTACTTTGGGATACTACAAATGATTATTGGATAGTAGGTCCTTTAGGTTCGGAATTACCAATAGCAACTACCACAGGTACACAAACGCTTACAAATAAAACAATAAGTGGTGCATCAAATACACTTTCTAATATTGCGAATGCATCATTAAGTAATAGTGCAATTACAATCGCAGGAACATCAACTTCATTGGGCGGTTCAATTACATTAGCAACCATTACTGGTACAAGTGGTATTGTATCGGGTTCATCACAAGTAACTCCATTATTACCAGCAGGAACAATAAGTGGTTCATCACAAGTAACCGGAATCAGTAATGCACAATTAACTAATAGTTCGGTAACTATTGGTACAACTGCAATATCACTAGGAGCATCATCAACTACATTAGCAGGATTAACTTCGGTAACTTCTACTGGATTTACGGGAGCATTGACAGGTAATGCATCAACTGCAACTACTTTACAAACTGCAAGATTAATCAACGGAACTTCATTTAATGGTTCTGCTGATATTACTATTGCAAATTTAGTTTCAGGCTCATCGCAAATTACTGCAACTTCAACTACTGGATTTGCAACGGGTGTTAAAACTCAATTAGATGCAAATACCGTAGTTTCCGGCTCATCTCAAATTACGTTATCATCTACTACTGGGTATTCTGCAAATCAGCATGTAGACCATACGGCAGTTTCAATAAGTGCAGGTAATGGTTTAAGTGGTGGTGGTACAATCGCAGCAACTAGAACATTATCATTAGATACAACATCTGCAACATTCACATCAGGTGTAACAACTCAAAATAACGCATTAGGTGTAGTTTCTGGTTCAAAAACAATTAGTGGTATCACATTAGGTTCTAACTTAGCAACGTTAACAATTGGTACGGGATTAAGTGGAACTTCATATAATGGTTCTACCGCAGTAACAATTGCAAATACAGGCGTAACTTCATTCAATACAAGAACGGGTGGAGTAACTTTAGCGGCAACTGATGTGAGTGGATTAGGAGCTGGTATCATTTCAGGTTCATCTCAAATTAGTGGTTTAACAACTTCTAATTTAAGTGGTACTGCCGGTATTACAAACGGCCAATTAGCAAATAGTTCAGTAACTGTAACTGCAGGTACTGGTATGAGTGGTGGCGGTTCGGTATCATTAGGTGGGTCTGTAACATTAACCAATGCCGGTGTAACTTCAGCAGTAGCTGGTACGGGTGTTAGTGTGAGTGGTGCAACAGGAGCAGTAACAATTTCAATTGGACAATCGGTAGCAACTTCAGCAACTCCAACTTTCGCAGGTTTAACAATTAACGGAGCAATAACTGCAACGGGAGATATTACCGCATACTATACTTCAGATAAAAGACATAAGAATAACATTCAAATTATTCCAAACGCTTTAGAGAAAGTATCTAAATTGAATGGTGTAACTTGGGAATGGAATGATGATGTAAATGAAGTAACAAAATCAACTCCAAAGACTGGTTTAATAGCACAAGATGTTCAATCAGTATTGCCTGAAGTTGTAAAAGAAAGAGAAGATGGATTCTTATCATTGGATTATTCAAAAATGATGGGTCTAATGGTTGAGGCAATTAAAGAACAACAAACACAAATTCACAAATTGAATTTAGAAATAGAGGTTTTAAAGAAACAAAAAGGGTTATAATTTAATGTATGATGTTTATTACACCACCGCTGGAGGCCCTTGGTTCAACAGCGGTGCTGATATATGGGTAACCGAATGGATAAAAGAAGTGGCGCCACATTTAGAAGTGAAGCCACTTCTACTATTCCATAGACATAAACCACAAAATTACGAAGAATTCCCAATTGATATTGAACATATATGGGAAACTTCTGAAGATGAAATCATAAAAATATTAGATGGTGCTAGAAGGATTCATATATTGCACGGCCATTACACTCCAACCAGAGCTATACATAAAAATTTGGAAAAAATTGATTCGATTGTTTTCCATAATTTAACAAAAGTATCTTTAATGGCACAAATGGGTAAAGATGAATATCTTCATTGGTATGGTAATTGGGAGTATGAAAGTGAATTGATTAATAAAATAAAAAATAAAGTTTGGGTGGGGTTATATCATTTTCCATATGAAACTGATAATTTACACCATATTCCAAACACTTATGAATTTAAAACAAATAAAGAATTATCAGATTCTACCAAAGTTGGATTTGCAGCTAGAAGCGAAGGTAGAAAAAATGTTGAATATATTGATGGATTAGAAAGTTATATTTCTACAAATTCAGAAACTTTCAACAAATATTATAGAAAAAAATATGGATATAGATTTGAGAAATCAAAAGTTTATAAATTTGATTTCAAATATAAAGAAAGGTTCTACGGCCTTGATTGGGGAATATCTCATTCTTGCTTTGAATTTGAACCATTTGGATACGGAATATTTGAGGCAGTGGATTGGGGTAAACTTCCAATATTACACGAAAAATGGCACGTACCACTTGATTATAAATACAAAGCGATTGACGAGAAAACATTTAAGCAGACCTACGAAACGATTTGTAACGATGATTATGAAACCCGTAAAAGAGAGTTTGAAAAATTGAAAGATTGGATGATAAAACACTTTTCAAACAAAGATGTATGGAAAGAAAAACTTTTAGATATTTATAACGGAGAATAATACATAAATAATGGCAAAAACCAATTTATCATTAGGTAATTTATATAGAGCAGTAAGCGGTTCAGCAAGAGTAGCACAAGTTGTATCTTTAGGCGGATTAGCAGGCTCTGCGGCAAATAGCTCTTTAGGTTCATTTGCAATAGATTCGGTTACTGTAAATTTACCTACATACACATACATAGTAGAAAGTACAACGGAAACAGCAACGTTTTCATTTGGTTCAGCAGGTTCTTTACATGGTTCAAAAGTTGGTAGTGTAGCAGCAAACTATTCTGTAACTTTTGATAATGCAAACTTTTCAGTTGGTTCTCCAACTTTAGGTGCATCTCCATCGTTTCCAATTACACCCGCATCAATTGCATCTTCAAACTATTCAGAAGCATCTTCGGTTTTATCAATGAAATATGCAGATGGATATAATTTGGCTGCAACTAATTACAATACAACTTCTACAAAAACGTTATACGCAGTAGATGTTTATAATACAATTAACCAACCAGATTTTTGTTTGGTATTTGGTACAATGATTGAAAAAGCAGATGGTACATCGGTAGCAGTTGAAGATTTAAATGTGGGTGATGAAATTAAAGCATGGGTGCCAAACGGATTGCCTGATGAAAACCAAGACCCAGAATCAAAAGAAATAGATTGGAGATTTTTTCAATTAGAAGCTCAATCAGGTTCTGCTCAAACAGTTGTTGTAGCTGATATTGTATATAACTTTGCTAGTGGATATTTTTCATTAAATGATGGTGAAATAAAAGCAACAGGAACTCACCCTCTTTGGGTATTCGATTCCGAAATAGAAAAATATCACTTTAAAAATGTAGAAGATATTCTTATTGGCGATATGATTGTTAAGTGGGATGATTTTTTAGGAGAAACAGTTGAAGTAGAAGTAACAAATATAGAGATAGTTACCGAAGATGTTGAAATTGCAACTATTAACGTAGAACAAGCTGACGTTTATATGGCAAACGGCTTTATTTCTCACAACAAAGGAACAACAACACAACCACACATCCCATCATCTGGTTTACGATTATATGTTGACCAATATAAAACAGTATCATATAATTCAGGAAGTGCAGGAGCAGATTGGATGGACCTTTCTGGTTACAATACGGGTGTTAGACCTGCAGGTGCACCAAACGCAGCTGGTATTACCGGAGGTAATCCGACATCTACAAATGGTGCAACTAAGAAAGCATCATATGTAACATTTAACGGAACTAACCAATTCTTCTATAAAGATACTACAACAAATATTAACGGAGGATACTCACAGTTCAATACAAACACAGGTACAATTCACGTTTGGGTTAGACCTACAACAACATTAGGAACAACATCGAGATTTATATTTGATTATGCTGGATTTTATGGTTTAGCAATTGAATCAACAGATAGTTCAACATTAAATAGAATTAAATTTTATGGTAGTTCATTAGGTAATAGCGCACAATTAACAACATCATTATCATCAGGAACAAACTATTTAATTTCAGCAACATTCCAATCATCTGGAACTTGTACTATTTATGTTGATGGTAGTTCAATAGGAACATTTACATCATCCGCATTTACCGCACCATCATCAACTAACTATTTAACAATTGGTTGTAATAGTGCAAGAACATCATTTTGGAATGGTGGTATTCAAGCGGTATTGTTTTACAATGTATTACAAAGTGCAGCAACGGTTCAACAAGTATATAACCATTTCTCAACAACTTTAAAATAATAATTTGTTGTTTTGAAATAAAAGATTATATTTATAGTAGACATTAAAAATTAAATAAAAGTATAAAATGGCAGAGAAAATAGTATCACCAGGCGTATTTACAAAAGAAAACGACCTTTCATTCTTACAACAAGGTGTATCCGAAATAGGTGCAGCATTTATTGGACCTTTTAAAGAAGGACCTTTAACACCAACAATAGTAAATTCACAAGCTGAATTTGAACAATTATTTGGTAGTGTTGATGACACTTATTATACTCCTTTAGCAGTACAAAATTATTTAAGAGAAGCTGGAACTGCAACTATTTGTAGAGTAGCTGGTACATTGGGATATACTGAAACCGCTCCTTTATTATTAATAGCAGCATCTGGTTCTCAATCAGGCGCTCTTGGTGTTTTATTTAACACATCGGGTAGTGCAAACGCTGGATTTTCAAATGCAGCTGTTTCTGATAGAAACGGCGGCGGTGATTTTTCATTAACAGGTACAAATTTAGGATATTCCGCTTCATTGGCAGTAGCTAGTGTAGATGATATTGAAGCAGTATTTGGTACATCTCCATATGGTGCTAATGGTGCATATTCATACGCTTTCTTTAAAGAGAACGGATTCTTATTTAATACGGGTTCTTACACCCTATCTAATTCAGATGGATTAAATGTTGGAGCATATACCGCATCATTTACAGCAAATGTAAGTGCTAGTGTTGTAGTGTTAGATTCTCAATCATTTAGTGGTTCAGCTGGTACAGGTGAAGCATGTGAGGCTCTTACTCCATACATCCAATCTCAATTGATTTCTGGCCAAAGATATAACTTATTCCAATTTGAAACTATTGGTGCAGGTAATGCAGCAAATACTAAAGTTAAAGTTGGTATTACAAATATTAAAGCAGCAGGTTCAACGGCTGGTACTGATTATGGTACATTTACTGTTGTAGTTAGAGCATTTAATGATACTGATAAGAAAAAAGTAATATTAGAAACATATTCTAATGTAAACTTAGACCCTAACTCTCCAAACTTTATTAGTAGAGTAATTGGTGATAGAAAACTAACAATCAATTCTTTAGGTAAAATTACTGAAGTAGGCGATTGGGTTAATAATTCAAAATATATTAGAATTTCTAATTTAAACGAAGCAGCTCCAATACAGGCAGTTCCATTCGCACACGCAGCTTACAAATTATTTGTAAAAGCTGGAGTTCACGCAAATGCAATCCCTAGAGTAACATTCTCAACTGGGTCTGTATCCGATACAACAAAATATAGTGGTATCGATTTCGATAATAACGCTGATAATAAAATTTATATGAAACCAATTCCTAATTCAGCAGGAAATGGTTCAAACGCAGTATTCTCATTAGATACTATTTGTGGTTTAACATTAACTTCTACTGCATCTACTGAAATTGCAAAAAGA